ATATCGTTAGCCAAAAGAATAGAGACACCTTGCTCAGATAAGTACACAGGCATATCTAGGTAAGCGATTCCGAATTTATGTGTAATATCAAGGATTGTCACGTTAGTAGGTGCCATAGTTAGGTAGGGTGCGTGAAACCACAACTCCCCATCAACAATAACCCGTCCACCGCCTAAAGAAGCAAAAGCACAAGCTGATACACAAGTAGAGTTCTCAGGGATAATTACATTAGCCCCTTCATTCCGTATAGCTCGTCCAAGTGCCATGCCAGCATAGTAGTCACCACCAGGTCCAGAGAGGATTACTGTTAGGACTTCATTAGACCGCATTTCCAAGTTAGCAGCTTGAACTTGTCGCATTGTAGTGTAGCCAGAAACTTCAAGGCTTCGTGTGACAGGGTCATAGCTAACTCCCGCAGAAGCAGTGGTAGCAGTAACAATAAGGGCGATAGTTGTTAAAATTGATTTAAACATTTGGTTTCCTTTCGGGTATGGAGCAGTTTTAGACTTGCTCAGGTGAAGTAGTCATTTATTTTTCGTAGTACCTCTTTGGGTCTATAAACATTCGATAGATTAGCGCTTCAACACTAATCCCTTGAGCCTTCGCGGCGACCTCTTTGGTCTTGAAGACCCCTAAAGGGGTTGTTATCAAAGTATTTTCCCTCTTTGTGAGTGTGAACAGCGTGGCAGTTAGCGCAGAGAACTTCACACTTTTCCAGCTCTCGCCAAATCTTTTGCCAGCCCCAAGTATTGCGGTAAGCGTGACCTGAAGCTTTCAAGCCTTGGTCTTTCGTAGCAGGGTCTATGTGATTGAGCTGAAGAGCATAGGGGTTGCTGTTATAACCACAATGGTTACAACCTTTTTCTAACTTATATTCTTGAACAGCTCGCTTCTTCTCATCTGCTCTTTCTTTGTTCAGTTTTCTCTCGCAGGGTCTACAAATAGAATGTACATTGTTCATCCCGTTTTTAGAAAAGCGAAAGCTATTTAAGTCCAGTGACACTTCACAGACTGTACAAGTTTTCATTGTTATTCCTTTGTTATTTATAGGATTTCGCAGGCACCACCACTACACGCGTAAGTTTGCGCACCTTCTGTGTTGTCTTCTTTTTCGTAATCAGACAGTTTAGTAAAGTCAATCTCAGGCATGTTCTGTGTTGCCATCTGATAGTCATACGCGGAGCAAGGCTGATAAGGTGCCTGTGCATAGGTATGCTCAGAGTAAGGCAAGAAGCTCACACCAGTGATATAGTCAAAGTTCTGATAGCACCAATCACCAACAGTCATCCACTCATCTTCTTTAACATAGACAGTAACACTTACAGAATGTTCTGACCAGTGCTTCTGGAAGAGCAACCAGTTCTCAAGTTGTTCAATTGCGGTCTGCTCATTAGCCAGAGTCGCGCCTTCAGGTGACTTGATAGGGAAGGAGAAGATAGTTGTTTTGTTAGGGTTCATCTGGTCAGGCTCGTTAGGCACTCCTGCTTCTTTCATGAAAGTTGTCAGCGGATCATTGTTAGCTTGACGAACAGTACGAATGTAGTAAGGAGAGAAACGACCATGAATACCAGAGCTTGAATCAACAAGCTGAGATACAGTGCCAGAAGGCTTAATAGTAGTGATTGCCGTAGCAGGGTTGATGTTAAGCTTTTCAGAGTAAGCAATATTGACTTCACCTGCATAGTCACGCAGACGTTCCAACATAGCGGGATCTGGGTTCCGCAAGATCTTACAGTCTTGAATACCAGTCAAGGATACACCCAAGAGACGCTCTTCTTCACAGTTCTTCTGCCATACTTTACGGACATATTTGAACTCTGTGAGAGAGGCTTGAAGAGTACCAAGAATAGTAGCAAGACCAATCTTACGCTTAAGGTCTTCTTCTGTATCATCTACACGACATACAACTTCAGACAGGTTACACAGTTGTCCAGAACGAAGCTGGATCTCTGCACAAGGATTAGTACCAACCAAGAGGTCAGCATTACGACGTTCAGGGGCGAGAGCTTTAGCTCCAGCACGGTTAAAGATACCTCGCTCACCAGAGCCAGACTTCATAAGAGCAACCCACTCGTCCATAAACACAGCCATAGAGGGCTTTTGTTCGTAGGCAGCAGAGTTGTTTGCCAAAGCACGGTGTGCAGTAGTTTCCCACCAACGACCAGACTTAGCATCCCGTACTTCAGGATCACCAAGGTCTGACAAGGAGATAAGAGCAGAGCGGCGTACACCCCCTACTACAACTACTTCAGCAATCTTACATACAATGTCATGTACTTCAATAGAACGAAGTTTACGACCTGCAGCATTCTTAAAGGTTGCAGTAACAAAGCGCAAGAGGTCTTCAAGAGGCTCTGGACCAGAAGCACGACCGCCCATAGTCTTGAGACGAGCGCCTTCAGGACGAATCTTGGAGAAGTCCCAAGCGTGAGTGTTACCAAGATAAAGTTCAGCGATTAGTTTGCGAAGAGCCTTAGCCCAGCCTTCGGCACTATCCTCAATCGTGATAGTACGTTCACTCTGAGTAAAGGTATCGTTGATGATTGGAAGTTTGTTAACATACTGAGCTTCGGCAGAAAAGCCAACCCCTGTACCGGACATCAAGATATACAAGATCTCATCAAAAGCACGAATATGATCAATAGCAGTAAAGCTACAGTTATATCCACGGAAAGGGTTTTGCGACAGTGCGTCACCAGCGGCCCACATAGCCCGCATTGAGGGCATAACCTCACGGTTGTAGACTGCATCGGTTAGCTGTTGAAACTCGTCACCAGTGATCACATTATCGCTGACTTCTTTTTTCCAAAAACCAATCAGACGGTCTACAGTCTCTTCCCAAGTTTCACGACGGCCCTCGGCCTCTAGATAACGTGAGTAGCGTGACAAGTGGATGAATGATTCGTAAGCGTTCATATTTTTTAGTCCTCTAGTTGTTCTTTAAGTTCTTTAATCATGTTCTTGTGTGACTGACGGCGGTCCAACTCAATACCATACTCTTCTTCAGCGTAGGCGTCAAGCTCTTTCTTAGTCATTTCTTCTATAGCTATAACAACTTCCTCTTCTTCAAGTGAGCCATAGTTAACTGTGTCAATGCCTGTAGCAATCAAAATCCAAGCCCATAGCAAGAACTCTTTTTCTTCTTCATTCCACTTGGAGGGGTTTTTAAGAAAGATTTTGCAGTGTTCTTCGGATTTGATTGCGTTAATCATAAAGTCATTTGCATAGTGCCAAGCTTTATGAAACTCTGATGGAATGTCGTCAATAGAAACGTTTTTCATTAGTGTAGCTTTCTTTTTAAGGGAGGCTCAAGTGCCTCGTGAGCGTACCAATACAGTACTTCATTTTCTTCAGGATCTTCTTCATAGTCTGTTACTGCGCCTTCAACAAAGTCAGCAATAGCAGGTGATAACTGTTTTAAGTCACACTTGCCATCTACTGCCATGTTGAGGATAATACTAATAAGAATAGCTTCTTGTTCTGTCATACTAAACCCTCATGAATTGTCCAGAGCCTTGGCTTTGGGCTTCCTCTTCGTAGTCTTGTCCTTTATTGAGTCTTCCAGTAGGAAAGTCGTATAACAATGCTCCTGATGGGCCTGTAAGACCAGTATAACGACATTTGAGGACTTTTGTTTTAATCGTATTTCTTTTAGCGTCATCGCCGTTACCCACATCTCTTGCGAAGGCAATGATGTCCATACTAATTTGTTTAATTGAACCAGAACCACGGATGTCATCCATAGATGGTAGTTTGCCCTCTTCAAAAGATTTACCCTTGTTATCTGTTTTACGAAGGTGACTAATCAAACCAATCCATACGTTGTGTTTCTTCACAAGTCGTAGTAGGTCATTCATAATCTTATCGATAGCTTCGTTGCCAGTTAAACCATCAGTACCTTCAGAAGCGAGAATAGTAATATGGTCAACAAATAAATACTTAGCACCAGATAAACACATATACTCTAGGTAGTCCATGATAGAACCATCAGAGATAGAACCTTGATGGTCTAAAACTAGTACACGATCATCTCCGAAGAGTTTATCATAACCTACTTTGAGTTCATCCAATGGAATCTCTTCTGCAGCAGGATTACGGTTAAGTGCCATGCCACTCATCTTACGAGCAGTCTCAGCAGGGGATTCTTCGAGGGAAACAATACCGATTTTGTCTTCTGTAGTATCAAGTAAGTGAACAGCAATCTCGCGTAGCAGCGTAGACTTGCCTGAACCTGTACCAGATGTCCACAGAGTGATTTCACCGAAGCGCATACCCTTGAGCTTATCGTTTAGACCATCCATGAAGTCAGGATAGGGGACGGACTCTAGTTGGTTGTAAGTTTCTAGTTGTGTCCACAGATCATCTTTATCAAGAATACCTGCAGGGGTGTAATCAGTAGCATCATAGATAGTCTTTAGTACTTTGTCTTCATCTTTAATCCAAAGATCAGAAGCATCTTTCTCAGCAGACTTAGCAATCTTGACTTTATCATAACCGATGATACGGGCAGCTTCTTTAGTAGCTTCACGACCTGCGTCATCATTATCAAGCCAGAGGATTACTTCATCAAAGTTACGAATCCAATCACGCTCTTCAACTAAGTCTTTGATTGAAGAAGCAGAACGAAGAGACACAACAGGATAGAAGGTTTTGTAGCGTTTAAACCATGCGGACTGTACCGCCATAGCATCTAGCTCACCCTCAGTAATAACCAGTCGTTTGCCACCGTTAAAGAGTTGTTGACCAAATAAACCACCACGGACCTTACCAGCAGAGGTAAAGTCTTTAGGAAGTTTTCGGATCTTATAACCAGCCAAGTTATCATCATCGTAGTAAGGATAGTAGTGACTGTCGATATTGCCGTCCATATCGTAAGACACCTTAACACCGTAGTGTTGAGATACCTGCTTAAAGATATTTCTTTCTTTGAACCCCCTACTTGGGAAGTCCTCTTGTATTTCAGTAATACTTGGCCCGTACGAAACAGGCTCAAAGTCTGTGTTATTATTAATCACAGTGACGCCCTCTCTAGGTGCTTGTGTAGACTTGCGACAGCTGAAGCAGAACTTAGAACCGTCTTCATAGATTTGAAGAGGGTCGGATCCGCCACAGTCATCACAAGGTTGATTTTTAGTAACGATACGACCCATAGCTTACTCCTCGAAGTCACTGATATAGATGCTTGCGCTGAAGTCTGATACTTCCTTTAACACAAAATATAACAACAGGCTTGCTAGTAGTTCAAACTCAATGAAACCAAGCAAACCAAGTACACCCATAAATAAACAAGCTAGAGCGAGAATATAACTTCCCATTGCGATAGTTTTCATATTAGTACTTCCTTTTAATTGCCTTGATATACTTTCGAGTAGCATCCGTAATAGCTTCTTTAGGAACAAACCTAATAGCAGCGATTTGTCGGTTGTAGAATCTGGGTGTCTTGTTGTCTTCTAACATTTCAGTCATAGACTCTGAAACCATTTGAGAGTAAGCTTCAGCGTAGTACAAACCACCTTTAGTGTTGTAGACATCCACAATCTCAAACTTAAAGTTATCATGTCCTTCTTTTGCGATATCAGCCTTGAGATGTACTGACGAACCTGTGTAAGTTCGCCATGTCATTTCTTTGCCATAAGTTACAGACTTCTTTTTACCACCGTGGAAGAATTGTTTCTTACCCCAGTAGAATTGGTTTGTAACAGTGTTTTGAATGCAGTATAAAAAGCCAAAGGACTCAGAAGGATTGATATTGGTCTTAGAGATCCAGTGACCTAACTCATCCTTTAATAGCGGCTTCGTATACTTCTTCTTTAACTTTGAAGTGGTCATTGATTTTTCTCCAGATATGAATGAGACGACCATTGGCGATCATGTAGGAATAACCTTCATCACCATAAGCGTCATGATAAGCGCAACATACTACATCACGCATTTCTTTATGAGTAACAGCATCAGCTAAAAACTTCTTAGCCTTTACTGGACCTACTTTCCACAAGCCAGGTATGTTGTCAACACTATCTCCTGTTAGTACTTGTTGCCAGTAGAATCGCTCACCATACTCCTTATCAATCTGGTAAATCTTCTTTGTTCGTGGGTTGTAGTGAGTACCTGGGATACAGTGTAAGTCTTTATCTACTGATACAACAGCACGATTAATACCAGCTGCATCACATTCTAAAGCCCACACCCGTACTAGGTCATCTGCTTCACAGTTATCAGACTCAACAGAGCCTTCTAGTTCACTAGCCCAAGACTTCAAGTCACCAAACCATTCAGGTCTAGTATCTTTGGCTTTCTTCCGGTTTCCTTTATAGTCAGGAAACAGGTCCAATCGAAAGTTGTCAGGACCACCAATGGCCATAACGTAGTCTGTAGTAAACAAGCTGTTTAGAACATCATCTAAGAGTTCTTTAAATTTAGTCTTTCCTTCTTCTAGTGTTTCACTCTTCCATATAGCCATGTATA